CGACTTTAAGTATGACAAGGAAGATAAAGACGGTGTTTGGGAACATGTGATCGAAGACGCAAAAGGTGTGGAAACCCCAGAGTTCAAGTTAAAGAAAAAGCTTATGAAAGCTGTTCATAACATTGATGTTTATCTATCTAAAAAATAAGGGGGCCGAAGCCCCCTGCTGATTATGTGTGCTTAGCGATATGCGCTTTAAGCTTTTTAGACATGCGGTCAAAGTACTGACCACCTGCAACTATTTCGGGATCGTGATCCCAGTGACCCTCACGGAAGTCAATGGAAGCACGGTTGTCCAAGTCCTCTTGGAACAACTGAAGCACGTCAACACGAACTTGTGTTGATGGTTTAATTTTCTTTGAGGAAAAATCCTCAAGAAAAGAAATGTACTGACTTTGCAGAGCCATTGGCTCTATGTTGTCAGCGCACTCAATGAAGTTTGACACTTCACTGAGAGTGTATTCGCGTTGACCGCGAAATGTTACCCCGAAGGGAATTGTTTTGGACATGGCATGCTCCTTTCAAAGCATTGAGGAGGCAGAAGCCTCGGTTGAAACACCTTATATCCCATAATATCCCAAACTTTACCAAATGTCAACCCCTAAAAATAAAAAAATTTATGTAAAAAAGTTATTGACAAAGATCCCATACTTTTCTAAGTTTAAGATTCTAGAAATAAAGAAAGTATTATTATGAACAGCACAGAACTTTTCGTTGCTCGAGAAGAACTCAAAGAGCAAATAAACACGCTTAAGAGTGATCTCAAGAACATTGAATTACAAATCAAAGACATGTTTTATGACCAAGCTCGTGATGCTTTACGGGCAGACGGTAAAGACTTTGGTACCGCACATATGATTGCAGGTAATCAAAAGCTCAAGGCTAAGATTACTAAAAAAGTTGTGTGGGACCAGGATAAATTAGGCAGTGTGTTGGAGGCAATGGCTCCAGAGGATGCACGGCACTATGGAAAGCTTACGCTTGCAATTGAAGAGCGTAAGTATACAGCAGCACCACCTGCTATCAGATCGTTACTTGAACCTTGCCGTAGCGTTGAAATTGGTGGATTTACAGTGGAAGTGGATAATTAATATGAGTTTACAAATTATATCTGCTGAACAGCGTCTTGCAGAAAAGCGTGGTCACAAGATTGTGATTTGCGGTGCAAGCGGTGTTGGCAAAACAACCTTGGCTCGAACATTAGAGCCGCATTCGACATTGTTTATGGACTTGGAAGCGGGGGATGCAGCAATCGAAGGATATGAGATTGATGTAATTCGCCCTAAAACATGGGCAGATTGTCGTGATTTTGCTTGTTATTTAGGAGGGCCAAACCCTTCTTTGGCAGAAGATCAACCGTATAGTGAAGCGCATTATGATAATGTGTGTCAGTATTTTGGTGATCCAGAACAGACGATCAGCAAGTATGAAACTCTGTTTATTGATTCTATTACGGTTGCAGGGCGCTTGTGTTTTCAATGGTGTACACAGCAACCTGACTCAAGATCAGACAGAACTGGCAAGCTAGATACTCGTGCAGCTTATGGTTTGCATGGACGCGAAATGATGGGGTGGCTTACACAGCTACAACACATTCGCTCAAAGAACGTGGTCTTTGTTGGTATTTTAGACGAAGTTACCGATGATTATGGACGCAAGCAATATGCGTTACAGATCGAAGGGTCTAAAACTGGCAGAGAACTACCAGGGATCGTGGATGAAGTGATTACGATGGCTGTGATGGCGGGAGACAACGGCCCATATCGTGCCTTCATCTGCGGTGCCTTAAACGAGTGGGGCTATCCTGCAAAGGATCGGTCTGGTAGGCTTGACATACTTGAAGAGCCACATCTTGGTAAATTATTAAATAAAATGAGTGTGGGCGCACCAGAGAAAGAAAGACTGCTTGATTTTGTAGACCCAAACACTCAACATTCTAGAGAAGGAGAATTAGCAAATGCTTAATTTAAATAACGCAAACGTATCAGAAGCTCCACAAATGGAGCGCACATTAATCCCTGCGGGTACAGTATGCCGTGCAATAATCACTGTAAAGCTTGGTGATATGGAAATTCCAGAGTTTGGAACAGGTCAGTGGTTTAAAGCTTCACAGGCTACCAAAGCAAAGTGGATGGAGTTAGAGTTTACTGTGATTGGCGGTGAACATGATAGACGCAAGTTTTGGGATCGCATCTTTGTTGATGGTGATAAGATAGGTCAAAGCGGTATGCCACAAGCTAGAGAAATTGGTTTATCAACGCTCAGAACAATTATTGAGAGCGCATTTAACATTGTTCCAAGTGATGTCTCACCCGAAGCACAAGCTCGTAGACAGATTCAAGGCGTTAATGACTTGAATGGTATGGAGATTTGCGCTAAGGTCGGCATCAAGAAAGGCACAAATGGGTACGCGGATCAAAATAAGTTGACCGCAGCCATTACGCCTAACCAAAAGGATTTTATCCCTTCTGGTCAAGCGCCAATGTCTCAGACACCTGCCGCAGCGCAGCAATTGGTGCAACCGCAGCAACAGGCACAGCCCGTAGCAAGTGGTGCAGTACCAAGTTGGGCAAACAGGTAATCTAGCGGCACAGGTTTTACTTCACCTGCTAGACCACCGAAGGGGAGCGGTGGGCCAAATACTCCCCCTCTTTTCTAGACTAATGGAGTTCCCAACATGTTACTGCGCCCCTACCAGGAGGCCGCTGTTAGTGATGCATGTAAAGCATTAGACAAACACGGTAATACAATTGTTGTAGCACCTACTGGAGCAGGCAAGACGATTATGCTCTCCGCGCTCGTAGGTGAACGCTACAAAGACGGTAAAAAGATTTTGGTGATGCAACACCGCGATGAGCTTGTGGATCAAAACAAGTCAAAATTTGAGCGTATCAATCCGTATATCACAACAAGCATTGTGAACGGCACAGTAAAAAATTGGGATGGCAATACAATCTTCTCAATGGTGCAGACAATCTCACGCGAGAGAAATCTCAGAGATCGCCCAAAATTTGATATGATTGTAGTGGATGAAAGCCACCATGCAGCAGCCGATACATATTTAAAAGTTATTAACGCAGTGAAAGAAGACAATCCAAACGCAGAGATTGTTGGCTTTACTGCGACACCGAATCGTGGCGATGGCAAAGGGCTACGCAGCGTTTTCAATAATTGCTCACATCAGATTGAAATTACAACGCTGATTCGTGAAGGATTTTTAGTACCACCTAAATCATATGTGGTTGATTGTGGTGTAGGAGATCAGCTTAACAACGTGTCTCGCAAGGGCAATGACTTTGACATGGAACAAGTCGAAGCCATTATGAACCACAAAGTTATTAATGATAAGGTTGTGACAGAGTGGATAGGACGTGCAGAGGGCCGTAAAACTGTTGTGTTTTGTAGCACAATTAAACATGCAGAAGATTTATTAGAATCATTTGTAGAACACGATATTGATGCCAAGCTTGTAACTGGCGACACACCAAAAGATGAAAGAGCCGAAACGCTACATGAGCTTGCCTATGGTGATCTTCAAGTGGTTGTGAATGTGTCGGTACTGACTGAGGGCTTTGACGCTCCTGCCGTGTCTTGTATCGTTCTTACAAGGCCATGCTCACAAAAGGGTACGATGGTTCAAATGATTGGTCGTGGGCTACGCACGATTGATCCAGAGGAGTTTCCAGGTGTTGTTAAGACAGATTGTGTGGTTCTTGACTTTGGCACAAGCGTTCTTACGCATGGGTCTTTGGAAGACGCAGTTGACTTAGATGATCGAGAAAAGGGTGAAGCGCCTCTGAAAGAGTGTCCAGAGTGCGAGTCCTATGTTCCTATGGGCGTTCAAGAGTGTCCAGTATGTGGGCATCTTTTTGAGTCAGAGAAAGAAGAAAAAGAAGAACTATCTGCATTTACCATGACGGAATACGACTTGATGCAAATGTCACCGTTCCGTTGGATTGATCTGTTTGGTGATGGCAGCTTGCGTATGGCAACAGGTTTTGAAGGATTTGTCGGGGTAGCTAACACATCAAAGCTATCAGTTGCATTTGGTAAGCGCAAAAAGGGTAAAGTGCGTGTTCTTGCCGTTGGCGGCAAACCACAAGCTACCGCAGCCGCAGATGATTTCTTGCGTGATATTGAAGATGGCAGCGCAGCAAAGAAGACTAAACGTTGGTTAGATCAAAACATAACAGACACACAACGCAATCATTTAGCTACGCAAGGCATCGAAGTAAATGGATTTGATTTCTCTTGGACTAAATACAAGGCAGCATGCATGCTTAGTTTTATGTGGAATAGAAGTCCGATTGAACATGCAGTGGAGGCTTACCTATGATAAATTGGGCTGTTTATGATGAGGGAATGAAGATTTGGAAAGACGGTAAGCTTATGGCAATTATACCATGTTCACAATTTAAGTACATTTTGTCTGATTTGGCGTTATGGTTAAGAGATAACGACACAGAAAGGCAAGAGGATGGCTAGGTTTGAAATGATTTTATCAATAGCCAAGCGCAGTAGTCAGAAAGAATTATACACAGAAGAAACTAAATACGTTTGTTTTTGTGAGAACTTGAAAGACTTGGGTGAGATTACAGATACAGCAAACGAAGTTATTCAAGATGAGCTAGAAGATTCTGAAGAAGGCGAAGTTTTGTTCGGGTCAGCAGATGTTATTGTAAACGATCTTACAATTCTGATGCTGCAATACACAAACAGCCAACTTCCAAAGAAAGAAATAGATGAAATCATTGATTTATTAACAGAGCAACAGGGAGCAATGCATTAATGGAAGAAAGAAAGCCAATAGAGGAACTGGCATTTATATTAGGAAAGTTCGGGTGGGAAACTAGATTTTGTGATCTATCAGAGGATCAGGTTCATACACTCGTATTCGGATTACAAGAGGCAGCAAAACTATCATCGGAGATTGAAATTGGGAAGCTCGAAGAAAATTACTTTAAGTCAACGGGCGCTTGGCCCCATACAAGCATCCCATTCTGATCCCGTAGTAGAGGCGATAGCAGAGGCTGTAGACCGAGGAATTGTTCGGGTTAATGAAAAGAAGAAGCGGCGGAAGTACCTGGGGGCATCAAGTATTGGTGATGAGTGCAGCCGTAAAATACAGTATCGTTACCTAAATTATCCTCAAGATGAGAACTCTGGCTTCAGCGCACAAACGCTACGCATCTTTGAATTTGGTCATGGGATCGAAGATCATGCAGCCAAATGGATAAAGGATGCAGGCTTTGATCTTAGGACAGAAGACAAGATGGGAGAGCAGTTCGGGTTTTCAATTGCTGATGGTGAGATCAGAGGTCACATAGATGGTGTGATCTGCGATGGTCCTGTTGATATGTGTTATCCTGCATTGTGGGAAAACAAGTCAGCAAAGGACAACAAATGGAAAGCTTTTCAGCGCATGGGCGTGGCGAAGGCAAACCCAACATATGCAACGCAGATCGCTTTGTATCAGGCTTATATGGAGTTAACAGAATGCCCTGCATTGTTTACAGTCGTAAATAAAAATACGTCTGAAATATACTATGAGTTGGTTCCTTTTGATAAGGATTTAGCACAAGCAGCAAGTGATAAAGCAGTAAATATCTTGACTGCATCGAAAGCAGGTGACATTCTACCTCGCATAGCTCAAAGCAAAGATTTTTATCTTTGTAAGTTCTGTGAGTTTAGGGAGACTTGTTGGAAGGGTGAATAATATTAGGGGTCAGCACCGTGTCAATGCTAACCCCATAAAGTGGTAAATATGAGTGTAAGGACAATATAATGTCATTGAGAGTAGTTGGCAATACAATATATGGGGGCAATCAAAAAGATTTAGTCGCTGAGATCACGGAGAAAGTTCCGTCATACGTACAGATTGAAGCACTAAAAAACGCCTACCCAAACGGAAGAGTTGTTCGGAATGAGTTTTATCTTGGCTCATTGGCAGGCGAAGCAGGGCAATCTCTTAAAATAAACATTGATCCGTCAAGTCCAAACTTCATGCGTGGCATGGATTTCAATAGTGGTGACGGGATTGGGGGCATATCTAAGATATTAATGGAGGCTTACAGGTGGAAAATCACCGATGTAGCCGAACATTTTGCTACATTCTTAGATCAACCCCAGGCAGAAGCGCCAATGAACCCAATCAACCCGAACAAGTCTGAAGACAGCCAGGAAGAACAACCCGAACAAGTTAAACAGAGACGGGTTATTGACATCAATACACCGCACGATGGCGAGTATTTCTACCTATCAACTGATAAAGAAGTCCTCGTAACAGTGCGAAGATACATAGAAAGAGATGCAGCAGGTGAAATTGTTCGGGATACAGACGGAAATGCAAAGAAAGAGTTTCGTCAGTTTCCCCGTTTACCTGAAACCAGACCGCTTTATAATCTTCCTGACATTGCCCAATCAGATCGCGTGATATGGGTTGAGGGTGAAAAGTGTGCAGATGAGCTAACAAAGCAAGGATATACAGCTACTTGCACTATCGGTGGTGCAGGGATGCTATCTCGTAATACTAAAGACAAGTTCGATTTCTCTCCGTTGCAAGGGAAAGAGCTAATAATCTGGCCTGACAATGACGATGCGGGTAAAAAACTAGCTAGGATAGTTCAAGAACTGGCACAAAATGCAGGGGCAAAATCAATCACCATGCTCGTGCCACCAAAGGGCAAGCCCAAGAAATGGGATGCAGCAGACGCAATTGAAGAGGGATTTGACATATCAAAATTCCTCAATGCTCCCACGCATAAAGTTAAAAAGGTATTATCTCTCAAAAATCAAAACTTACTTATCACTCAGCAATTTGTTGGGTCGGCTCCAGAGCAAAAGTTTTTAATTGGAGATACGATACCGCTTGGAGTTCCAGTGGTATTTGCAGCAGCAGGAGATAGTGGTAAGGGCATGATGACGCTTGATCTAGCAATGAAGGTGGCATCGGGCGATGGTATGCAAAATTCTTTTGGTGGTTTGGTTGCCAATCATGGCACATCAATTGTTTTATCGGCAGAAGATGACAAAGATGAGATCCATAGACGAATCAGCAGATTAGATCCCTTGAACAAACGCTCGGGTTATGACCACGATTGTATTATTGTGCCGCTTCCGAACGAAGGCGGTGTGTTTCCAATTATGATGAAAGTGGATAATACATATGCAACATCTCCAGAGTTTGAAAAGATTTATGAAGAAATGTTGGAGATTGAAGACCTGGCATTGATCGTTATTGATCCGATGGCATCATTTGTACACGCGGATGTAAACGCTGACCCTGCTGCGGGTGCAGCATTTATGGGTTTACTTGCTCAAATCGCAACGGAAACAGGGGCAACGGTAATCGTAAATCACCACATGGCAAAGGTAAGCGACAATGATTTTATCGACTCGCCAGAGAAAGCTCGTAATAAAATTAGAGGTACGTCTGCAATTGTGGACGGTGTAAGGTGTGCATTCTCTGTATGGCAAGTGGATGAGCCTACGGCTAAATCACGTTGTAAAGACTTGCAGGTTCCATACACAAGAAACGCTGTGTTTGATGGTGCGGTGGTAAAAGCAAATGGTCCTGCTAATCGGGAGATAAGACACTTTATTCGTAATCCAGATACTGGTCTGTTAGAAGATAAGAGTATAGAGATAAGAAATTTTGCCATGTCTCAAACTGTTCGAGAAAGATTAGAATATGTCTTTAACTTTATTAAAGAACGAGAGGAGCGCGGCATTCCTGTTACTAAAGGTGGTATGCATGATGGTATTTTTGAAGCCATAAGAACAGCGCCAAACGATGATATCAATGCAGGCAACCTTAGAAATTTAGGAGAGAGCACAATTAAAAAGGCTGTGACTAAGCTGCAAAATGATAAACGTATTGACCAGTTCAAAAGAAGTAAAGGTAACCCTCGTAAGTGGCTTGGTGTTATCGGGGGTCAATTAAATCAAGAAGAAAATGAGATTGCTCATGCCTAGTAAAGATACAGAAATAGAAACAATAATAAAACAGCTTAAAAGAAAAGCCCAGGTATTAATTCTTGATGGAGATAGCATGGGTCTTTTAAATGGAAAACAGAAAGGCGAAGAAATGCTTACTCTGTTAGAAATGTTAGAAAGAGCGATAGATAAGAAGTAATCGTGGGACAAGGAGGTAAACCCGCCTCAAAACTTGCCCCCGATAAATAATACAGATATTTATTTAAGTTATCAACATTAATTTTTTTCTTTATCTATTTCTTTCTTATCTATTTTTTTCTCCCAAGGAGGTTTCGATAAGCTAACGCTACTCTTTTTAAAATTAGCTACCTTACGCCTATAACCTAACCATTCTTTTTGCCTCTCAGTCCACTTTTCATTAGTTCTATCTCTCATGGGCGTGGCATCGGTTTGATAGGACCGCCTGATGGAAACGGTGTGCGTTTGCAATACATCATAATATCTTTGCCATACGTGTCGGCAAGAACATCATATACATCATCAAACAAACCATCGCCCATGTATTCATAGCAAGCTTGTTCGCTTGGCAAAAGAATAGTGGTTGATACGTTTTGATCTTCAACAACGTATTCAATCACAAGCAACGTGTAGAATAGTTTAAACATCAGGTTACTCCCATTTTTTTATCTTCAGCCTCATATTGTGCTCTTTCCAACCTATCAATCCAGTTCTGCAAAGTCTGGTAATTGGCAAAGCCAAGCAACTCAGCAGCCTCAGATAACGTTTTGGTTTTGGTCAAAGCTCTTTCAATATAATTACGCTTAACTCTATCAAGTGCAGCGTTCATATCAAAATCATCGGGATCATCAACAAAAGAACCATCAGGCATATCACCATCTGGGTTTAGCTCACGGTGTTCGTCGTTCACACTAATATTGTACCTGATTTCTTCCATAAACTCTTGTAGATCGGTTTGGGTTTTAATACCGCCCAACCGCTCAAGTGTGTAGTGCATACACATTGTATCATCTGCAATGGACATTTTTACCTCTCCTAAATAAAATCTTCTGGACCTAACTCTGGCAAGT